TAATCTCACGTGCTGTTTTAAGACCAATTCCCTTAATGTGATCCGCAAGCATTTGTGCGGTAGCGGAATTGACATTTAAACGGTGATCAGGGGGAAAATCCCGTGGGTCCTCTTTGGCTGCTTTATCTTTGACTTGAAGAGTTTTTACCTTTTTGGTAGCCTCTTCATCTGGGATAAGTTCAGAGTTGTAAGCGGTGTAAAGGCGACCGTCCTGATCTTCGACCATGAACCAATCGCCATTATCAAACTCACTGACAACTTTGACGCGAGCGCCAGTTTTTTTGTGCTGGTAAAGCATAAGGACCAGATGTTAATTCTGGTCCTAGTTTAGCTTATTCAGCTGACAGTGCGGCCAAGCAGGTAAGCTTCGATGTCTTCGTAGCCAGGGGCAATGTCAGGCTGGACGTAGCAGGTTTCCACAACCAGGTAACCAATACGACCGGCGGCGGCGTCACCGCTGGAGATGTAGAAACCACCGGAAGTTGTGGTGGAGTTTGCAGTTTCCTTAGCAAACACACGCATCGTGGTCGCGGCAGTAACCGGGTAGTTCACCACGGAACCAGAGACACCAGCGGCGCCAGTAGCGGTCAGGAAGGCGTTGGTACCATAACCGGCAGTGCCGCCAGCGAAGTAGATTTCGCCAGCTTGGAGGCCGGAAACAGTGGAAGTTAGGTTGGCTTGAATCACGCCTTCACCCACGCCAGAAGCGGCGACAGGTGCACCACCGTTGCTGCGACCGAACGAAATGACGTTACCGGTAGCGGCATACACACCAGAGGCAACACGACCGTCACCCCAACCAGAGGCAACCGAAATGGCGGTGCGGTACACGTAAGCAGGCAGTGTGCTGCTGCCAGAGATCACCATGCCCGTGATGTCGGGACGAGTGTCATCCTGACGATAGGGAGAAGGAACGATCACAGCAGCGGAGTTGACGCTACCAGCACCAGAGGTGGTTGTCACTGCGACATAGCCACGCTGCTGGAAATAACGGTAACCAGGCAGAGCAAGGACCGAGGTGGGGCCACCAAGGGAGCTGTCGAGAGCAGTACCGCCTTCGACAACAGAGTCAATGTTCTTGTACCAGCCGTTCAGGGGTTCTGCCCAGTTGCCTGGGAAGATTTTTTTAGCGGACAAATAGGTCATTTATTTTTCCTTTTGTTAGTTGTTTACGTTATTGATCAGATGTTACCGTCATCTTGCACGAAGCTGAACGCGGTGGTCACAAAGTCCTTGTTCAGGATTTCAAAACCGGCGTACAGTTGCCAAATAAGAATGATGAAACGGCTGAAATCGTCGTTGTTGTTGATGAGCACCTGGGCGTTCGGGCCACCGATACCAACGCCAATCGCTTGAGGACCGAAGAAGTAACCTTGAGCGGCTTCTTTCACGTTATAGGTAGAACCACCGTCAAAGGAAGTGCTGATGCTCTTGATCGGGAAGTTGGTGGATTCGAAGAACTTAACGCCTTCAAACTGCACACCAGTAGGCATAACAGGTTCGCCAGCCAGGAAGTAGGCTTGACCGGCCTGGGGGCCTTGGTAGAAGCTGGCGTTGTTAGGCAGCATGGGGTTGCCCATGTACATGCCTTGACCAGGATTACCAGCGTAACGGGCGATCTCACGGAAGTCAGGGTCACGACGCAGGTGCATCATGAACGTGGGATCGCAAATACAACGATACAGACCATCGGCATAGGTCGGAACGTTGCGCTTGCGCAGGTCCTTAACAACGGTCAGCAGGTCAGTACGCACCTGGAACTGCTGCAGGTCAGCGGTGTATTCAGTACCAGTGTAGGAAATACGACCGGAAGAATCCTTAACCTTGTTACCAGCGAAGTAGTAACCGCCTTGAGTTGTAGAGGCTGCACCGTTGGCTTCAGCTTTGGACAGTTCATCAATGAACACGCGGTCACGCCACCGGCGATAGTCGTCAAGCAGCGTCAGGCTACCGATCGACTGGTGGAACATATTCAGGTTGCCGGTATCCAGCAGCATGCGCTGAGCGGTAACCAGAGTTTCGCGAGCAATCTTGAATGTGCTAGGCTGAGTCGGGTCGCCCGGATCCGCAGGACCCGTGTACTCCTTAAGCACCACCAGAACTTTCTCTTTGGTGATGTTACGGCTGTTAGCGGTACCGATCGTTTGGTCAGCAATACGCTCACGGCTGTCCTTAGTACCAGGGGTACCCCAGAACTTGTAGCGGTCCAACTGAACGGTTTGACCAGGCTGACGTGTGAAGTCGTGGACAACCACGGGCTCCACAGCCATCTCAGCGATGTACGCAGGGTGGGGACGATAAAGTTCCGCACCTAAAATCTTTGGAAAGTCGTTATCAATAAACACTTTGTTTTATCCTCCAGTGTCGCAGGAAGTGTGTTGTCAGGTGAAAGATTCAGACATGATTATGTCTTATCTAACACAAATTTTAGCAGCCGATAATTTATTTAATTACCGGCATTAAATCATTCCATTACAAACAGTTTGTTTGCAACGGTTTGAGGCTGAGCTTGGTTCAGGACGCGCCAGGCATTCTGAGGATCGCGATTCATCATCTCGCCAAAAGTGCCCCAGAAATTCTCAGGTGCTTGCGGAGCAGCAGCTGTCGGGGGAGCAGGGAAGTTGCCAGCTTGGAACTGACCAATCGACTGGGTCGGATAACCGCGTGTCTCAAGTTCCTGCTCGTTTTCGTACACAGGGTACGGACCTTCAGGACCAAAGAACTTAAGCGTGTAATCGCTCAGAACATCGGGATTGGTAAGGATCTCGTTGTAGGCAAGATTCTCTTGATGCTCGTTAACAGCGAAATTAGCGTAACCCTTGATGGTATCAGCGGCGCGGTTTCCCCACGCGACGGCGCTGTCCAGCATTTGCTCCAGGTTTAGAGCGTAGTTGTTCAGCACTGCCGGAGCTTCGATCCCGAACGCGTCCATCACGTACCGACTGTCCTGGCTCATTCCCAGGAGGTCCGCCATTTGGCTTGCCGCCTCCTGCAAGGATTGATTGGAGGAGGTTGGGGAATAGCTGGGCGAGTATGCCTGGTTGGGAGACCAAGTCTGCGGAGCCGATTGTTGCGTAGCTTGGCTGCTGTACTGTCCGTAATTGGCCGGGGTATACGCCGTCGTCGGCTGCGAGGGTTGACCCTGGAACGGGGATTGGACTGGTGCGCTCAGCAGATTCACCACCTTGTTGAACGCCGATTCCCAGGGATTCCCCGCCGAGTCCGCCGCCGGTTGGGATTGGGGGGCGTACTGAGTAGGGCTGGATTGGTAGCTGGGGGCTGCCTGAGGTACCGCTTGGGGGTAACTGGTACCCACCTGATACGCCACCGGAGCCGGAGCCTGGTAGCTGGCCGGAGCTGCTTGCGGTGCTGCCACCACGTAGCTGCTCGGCGCGACGGCCACTGGTGCTTGGCTCGTCTGTGGGATCGATTGGACGGTAGCGTCCTGCATAACTCATCTCCTTTTGTAAAGCTTCTAAAGTGCGATATAGATAGGGTGTTAAATCTAATCGCGGGTCCGCAGCCATCGGTAAATCCGGTGATTGCGGATGGGGAGTTTGCATCATTCCCCCCACAAGGCGAGCAAATTGAGAGTATGCACCCTGCAATTCATTCACCATTCTGAACGGAAACCCAGATAACATCTCGGCCCGTTCCTCATCCGTCTTGGACGGGAAGAGGTATTTCAGTGCCTCAATGCTATCAACACCTAACTCCTGTAAGTTGCGTACCACGATGGAGTTGTTCAGGATGTCTTGAGTGGAATCCTCATAAACAGGTCCAAGCCAACGCCACTGCATGGTCACATCGCCATCTGGAATCAAACCAGAAACACCGGGCGGAATCTGCTGCGTTTGAAGGCAAGCCATCATCAACTGCTTGACCTGATCATCAAATGCACTCATGGCATCGTTGTACGCTGCCAAGTCTTCCGCACTAGATTCCTCTGGGAGATCCAGGGGTTTTTCTAATCCTGCAGCAGCGGCCAGCGTCTCCCTGAACAGACGTTCTTCCTGGTAGATGATCAGTTCAAAACAACGGCAAATACCGTAAGTGTAAATAGCGATTGCCTTTTTCTTGGACGTGGCAGAAACACGACCAAACAGTGACTTGTACTCAGTTGCAGTCACGCCTGCAGAAATTGACAGTTCGTCAACGCCACCCAGGGCAGTGCGAATCTCTTCTCGGTACTGACGTGCGAAAGAATTCTGGTCGCCAGTGATGGCATCAGGAACAATGTAACCAACACGGTCGTTTGGTTCCAGGTTTGCAATGACGCGTGGAACTCTGATCTGTCCGTCAATACCACGGTGAATGGGATCAGCCTTGAATCGGGATTGACTCAGTCCACTGGGACCACTGAACCCAGAGTTAGCTGCGATAGAAGGACGCTGGACAACGTTCTCGCCACCGGCCTCCATAAGGTCAGTCTTGGGCCTGGAGGAAAGAAGCGTGGGGTTACCAAAGAACTGCACGTTCTTACGCATGGTACGAACCATTTCATCATGCGTACAGATGTGATTGGCTAACGCTTCAAATTCACCAACACCTTCAGTAGAGAAACCCTTGACGTTGTGGAAAATTTCTACGCAAGGAATAAAGCCCAGCGTATTTTTGAACGTTTTTGTCCTACCGAAATTTGCTTGGTAGTTGCTATCAAACGACAGCTCGCCTTCCGAGTGCGTTTCTTCAATCGTTTTGCGTTTGATGGAAAGGCGGATGTAACGCTTTGCACCGCCCCGCCCCATGGTGGCCGGACCACTTAAACTTGCGGAATCAATGTCCTGCTGGTAACCAAACCCGTTCTTGACCTTGTAGCTGTAAATAATTACAACTTCATCAAGCTCGCCATCAATGTTGTAATAGCTACGATATTCGTGCTTACGAAAGTAGTAAAGACGATAGTTGTTCTGAGTTGGACGGATGTAAAGAAGACCTTGCCCATCACAAAGTGAATAATCCCAGATTGAATCGAAGCGGATGTCGAGAGAGTTGTATTTGATTACACGGTCAATAAAGTCTTTGCGCTGATTACCAAAGTTATCTTGCACAGGAAAAAACTCGACACCCTGGCGGATGCCGAATAATTTCATCTGCGCCAGGTGTGAAGCTACGACGCCAGTGTCAATCATTGACCCGCCGTCTTTTTCAAGATACGAGTCAATAATTTCCTTGAGTCTAGACTTAGCGTCGACGGCCATTAACTATTTTCCTTTTTCTTTGACTCAATCTTAGCAGCTTTTGCCTGCTTCTTAAGGTCTAACCATTTGCCAAAATACACCAGTTCGGCAGAGGAATAAAGCTCTGGATGATGCAGCGCTTGCTTTACAAGTTTTTTAGTTTTCATAGCGTTTCCTCACGAAACAAACTTGGATTGGAACCCGGCTGGCAACTGCTCAGCGTCAGCCACTCCCTGAAGATTGCCAACAGCACCGGGTAAATTGCTGGAACCAAACGCCGAAGGGAATTTTTTAAATTTTGCGCCGGGGGGAGTGTCGAAACTTGGGTTAACAGCAAGTAGGCCACCCTGGTTACCAGGGGCTCCAGGGACGTTAGATTCTCCGCCGTAATACATGTGCTTATCTTGTTTTCCCTTATTCTAGTCCTCTAAAACTTCGTAACCAGACGCGTCATTTACCTTAGAAATTACGATACCTTCGCCGCGTACATCCCAATTCAAGACATCGCCTTCTTGCCAACCCAACTCTTCGATTACTTCATCAGGCAAAACAATATATTGATCTCCGTTTTCGTCCTCTTGTACTTCAAGGATGTAACTCATTTGGTCAAAAGCTTTTCCATCAGTTTATCAAGCTTATTATTGATCTCGCGAAAATTGTTGTGCATTTCTTGAATTTCCCTTAAGAAGTCCACCTTGAGCACGTAGTCTAGTGGCATGCGGTTGACTTGGTCTTCCAAGAGATCCACTCTTCGGTTTTGTGAATTAAGTCTTTCGCCCAGGCGGCTCATAAGCTTACTCATTGCCCAGGAGCCACCTGTCGCAGCTGAGATCACTGCCGTAAGAGCAATAGCTAAATACTCTGGTCCCACGAATCCAAGGTTTTTTAATATTCTAAGAGTCAGTAATCAAGGTGAAGCTGTCCTTTTCTTGCTAATCCAGTAACAAGCCAGACGAGAGCGTCAACACAATCGTCGTGACTACTTACGCCAAAGTTGGTAAGCTCTTCAAACATATTGGTGAAATTACGAAAACGATTGAAGATGATCTTGCGGTCCTCAAACATACCCATAATGCCACGGAAGCGAGCCAACTTATCTGCCCTGAAACCTTTGACGGGATGCCAAATCAAATTGTAAAGACCTTCATTGTTCAAGCAAACACGTTTGAAGTCTGCCTCCAGGGATGCCTGGTACTGTACGGCCTCACTCCAAATGTCGCACGTTGAATAGCTGGGGTAATACAAACCGCTTTGTTCGTCTTTGGCAATCACTGACCAATCATTCAACAACTCCTTGAGGGCATCAAGTTTTTCAAGGTTACCCATGACGCGAATACGTCGGTAATCAATGATATGAATGCGGTCGCCAATGCGACCACCAAGAATCATAACCGTGTAATCGTTTTTCTCTTTAGTGCCAGCGGAGAGGTCAACCCCAACTCCAAGGGCGTCAAACTCCGTTGCAATTTCCGCTTTTACAATCAACTCCGGAGCCAACGAAAGTTCGTTCTGCCGGATGACTTGATTCATGTACTGGAACGAGAAAGCAATTGGTGCCTGCCGTTTTTTCTCCTTCAGGTAATCCAATGACCACATGTCCGGCCAATACGATTCCTCTTCGCCAGTGATGGGATTGTTTTGAATTGCTGAAAGGATAATCTGTTGCCAGTTGTTTTGTTCGTTGAATGTTGTGGAGTGAATGTCATCGTGTCTGAAGCGAGTACCAAGACAGATTGCTCGTGCACCTTCAAACATGGTGGGTGCAATCACAGCATTCCAGTTGTCCTGCATCTGTTTCCTGATGTCAGGGTTGGCAATATCTGCGGCTGACTTAATGGCGTCATCAATCATGACCAAGTGCGAACGCTTGGAAGTCACCGAACCCTTGAGGCCTGCTGCGCAAAGCGTAAACTGTTCGTCACCTGTTACGTCAATGCCAGCAAACTTGTGATCAATTGACCAGTACTCATTACTGGTGGCGTTCTTCAGAAGGCGAACTTTAGGGAAAACCTCTTGGTATCGTTTGCTTTCAATGATGCGTTTGATGGTGGAAGATTTGGAACGAGCAATGTCAACCGTATAGGACAGATACAGAATCTGCAGTGGCAGCCCTGCGTGCGTGTGGATGCCAATGGCCCACGCCGTAAGCAGACCCAACACTGTGGACTTGGCAGAACCCCTGGGCGCCAGGAGATCCACATTGGGACCAGCGATCTTAATGAGGCAACTGCTATCCTCCTCTGTGACGAAGTGTCGATGCCAGTTGAGGTGATGAGCAGCCGGTGGTTTATCTGCTACGTATTCACAGAAGAAGCCAAAATCTTCCTGGGCTTTCTTCAGTGCTTCTGCGTTACGTGGCTTGCGTATTTGCTGTCTGCGTGCGGCGGCTTGAGCATTGCGGCGGTAAGCAAGATGCGTATAGCTTGGCACAGCAGTAATTCAGAGTATCACTGAATACTACCTTACTTTTTGTCTTCTTGTTTTTTGGCCTTTTGCTTTTGATACTTACGTGCTTTTTCTAAAGCGGCCTTACGCTTTTCCTTGTCCGACATCTCAGTGCCGTCTTCTTTCTTCGCATCTTTTTTCTTAAGGTGCGCAAGAAACTGCGGAGGAACTTTACCAGCCATTTAAATCAGTTATCTGTTAACAATGTTGTATTGCACCTCAATATTTTAAGGCAGTTATTCGTCAAGTTGCATTTTTGCCCACACACTCATGGTCGCTTCTTCCAGGGGGATCTCAATGGGATCATCCTTGAAGACGGATAGGAGTTCACGAATGGCACGATCGGCACCAGCCATTAACAGGCCTTTGCGATCTTTCATGCCAGTGAATCGGTCAATTTGTTCGATGTGACCACGAATTTCTTTTTGCATTGACGCAATGCGAGCAACGCCCGCATCACGTTTAACATTGCCGTTCTCAACATCTTCACGGAGTTTGCGAACATCCTCCTGCATCTCGTCAATTTCGTACAGAAGTTTTTGACGATGGTCAGCCTTTGGGTAATTGTTTTGCACCCAAAGCTCACACGCAGTAATGCTACCTGTATACCGCAAGAACCGGGCATACAAGTAGACTTCGACTACAGAATAGTTGTTGCTGGCGAAAGAGCAAAATGTTTCCTGAGTTGACGCATCGAGATTGTCAACCCATGAATCAAATAACTCAATATCGATAAGCTCGTTGGGCCTGCCCGTAATCCCGCTCTTCATCGCGTTGCTTGAACTGCTGGCCTTGTTCGGCAGAGCTACGTTGTTCTTCTGCGCCCTTACCGATGGTTTCACGTTCTTGTTCACCAGCAGTCTCCATTTTTTTCTTGGAAAATTCGTAAGCCACACCAGCAGCCTGGCGGTACTTGTCTAGATCAAACCAGTCATCAACGTCTGTTTGACCAGCGGGTACACTGCTTGTCATGGCTTAGATAGTTTACAAGAAAAATCAGAAGTTGGACATCATCGATGCCAGGCCCTGGGAGAAGATGTCGCGGCGACCTTCAACAGACTTTTGACGTTGTTGACGCCCCTTAGAGGCTTCAAGCCGATTCAGTAATTCCTGAAAACGATCAATGTTAAAATCTGTGGCCGTATCGGTTCCAGATAACTCGGTAGACATTTTGCAAAAGTGTTAACTAAATAAATTATAGCAATAACAAGCTATGACCAAAAACCAGAAACAAGATTTGAAAACACACTAGTTTCGCGATTTATTCTTGCGACTTCTTTGGAGCCTTCATTTTTCAACTTCTGGGTTTCTTTGTCGATCTCTCCTTGAAGGTTGGTCAACCCAGCGCTGTAAAGATACTTGCGGGTGTCACGTACGTTTTGTAGGTTCTCTTCAATTTCACTGGGAGTTCCGGTGAAGCTATCAGCAAAGTTTGGCAGCTGGACCCCAGCCCTTGCTTTAGTTGTGTCTGCGTAGCTGGGGAGAAGATTCTTGTCAAACTTGAAAGTACGTTGTCCTGTTTTCTTGCCAGCAGCGTCAGTCGCCTGCTTGCCAAACGTTGTGTCGTAGTAATTATCAAGATAGCTATTGTTGAACTTATCTTGATACTCTTGACCCTTTGCGAGAGAATCGCGAAGATCCTGGACGGTACTGTAGTAGCCCTGATTAAAACGTTCCAGTGCTTCTGTTTTTTCTTCTTCTTTAGCCTCTCGACCCAATACTTCTTTATACGCAGACGTAATGCCTGTGGCACGCCGACCAGGGAGAAGTTCTTTTGTATAGATATCCGTCAATCCAGCAACGTCTTGCTCCGGTGGAGAAAGATCATATTTGGATGCATAATCACGTAATTGTGACGCTGCATCATTGTACGAAATTAAACCCTGGCGAAGTTGAGATTCAATTCCGGAACGCATTCCGGAGTATGCAGCTGCACCAGATGATTTACGTGCCTCGGCAGCTGCTTTTTGTTCTGCTTTTTCCGTATCAGCACGCTGCTCTGCACGCGCCTCTCTTTCTTGCTGATACTTTAAATACTCAGCAAAAGTATTGTCCCTTGGAATTTCAGGGGATTTGTATTCAACTCTAGTGCCGCCGCCACCCATGATTCAATCCTCAAACGAACGTTGTGCTCAAATTAGGTCTAGCAATGGGACCAAACATGCCAGCCATAGCGGCTTCTTTTTCAGCCAGGGAACGATTTAACGCTGCCCTGTTTTCTCTTTGACTTTGCTCGCGTGCTTCAAGAGAATTTTCAAGGGCAAAACCACGTCGAGCACGATCAGAAAAAGTGGCTGATTCCATTTCAGCAAGTGGGCCAAGCTGAAACTTTTTTGCATAAAGCTGCCTGCCAAGTTCCAGGTCTGGCATCCAGGTGCCTTGTGCTGTGCGATTTCCAATTTCCTGGGCAGCTTGGCCATATCCTTGTTCGCGGCCAAGCATCACCTGCCATTTGAGCTGGTCGGCCCCAAGCCCCAGCTTTGCATTGGCAACTTTTGCTTGCGTATCAGCTGCTCTATTTGCGCCAAACACAGAAGCTAATGCGCCTGCGCCAGCCAAACCTAATGTAAGCGGATCAAAAGCCATTTTTCCTCCTTTACTTACTCCTTTGCTTAAACTCCCTGTATTTTCACCAAAAGCAACTGGGGTAAACGAATTAAAATTCGTGTTGCTAAAAGAAGAAGAATAGTTGGGAAATTCCATTTCTACAGTCTACTGTCATTCACATTAGAAATAACGATTCGGGCTGAAGTTAAACGAACCGCGTTGATAGTTTGTCAGATTAGGAATGTTTGCAGCACCCTGGGACATCATTTGCGCAATATCAGCTGCACCTTGGGCTTGAATCCTGGAAGGAACAGAGTATGCGTTAATCAACGCATTTGGTAAATCAAACAGGGCTTTGTATTTACCGGCTTCCCTCATGCGATCTTTGTCAAGTTCCTTTTGTAAATTTACAAGCTCGCGAGTTCTTTCAATCGTGTTATTTTTTAAAGCCGCTGCCAGGAAGTCACTAAAAGGATCAGACTTTTGATACATTTGGTTTAAAGCAAATGCACGATCTTCAGGACTAAGGCCCTTAAGCTGCTCAGTGTCACTTCTAAATTGTGTCAGATCAAAAGGTGATTGGGTCATGATCAACCAGCCCTAAAGACGGAAGCAGCATAAGGATTAGAAGAAGCAAGAATATCGCGCACTGTTTGGCCAGCTTGTTGCTGTGCACCGCCTGCAAGTTGTGCAGCGTACATCTGACGGTTTAATGCACCAGTGAGTTGACCAAGTTGTTGGTTAAGCTGCATTTGGTTCTGCATATCAACGCCGCGATACTGTTGATAAAGCGGAAGCATTTGTTCAGCAGTTTTGACGTTGCCACTACGAAGTGCTTCAGCAGCCTGAAGATCGCCCGTGGTAAGACCTGGGATACTGCCGCCAAAAACACCAGATTGTCCTGCTTCACGTTTTGCGCCAGTTACTGCTTCAACAGCTTTGGCAGCACCACCGGCAAGAGCTTTAGTCGCGCCGCCACCAATTGTGGCACCAATGATGGAACCAACGGGGCCGCCAACAACACCACCAAGTAAACCACCAGCAACAGTACCGGCCGCACCAAGTACATCACCTTGCGCAAGAGCAAGGCCACCACCAATCAAGGGGCCGTATTTACCAGCGAGTGCTAATCCTGCACCACGTAAAGTTGTTCTACCGGTGTTCTGTAAAACAGACTGGCCCAACTGACTTGCCCTTGCTTGATCACGCATCCCGGCAAGGTTAATACCGGGTCCGCTATTTCCGCCAGGGGGGGATGCTGAAGCGCCCGCACCTGTCACAGGAGGGCGTCCACTGCCACCGCCACCGCCACCGCCAGCTGCCCCCATCGGAGGAATAGAAGAGGCACCTCCTCCCGTCCCTGGGGCTGCATTTGCTCCGGCGGCTGTATTTACTCCTGCATTTGCCGTGGTGGCTCCAGAGCCAGTGACTTGTGTGTTACCACCTGCACCAGCACCTTGTGTAATGTTGAAACCTTGACGAGTTGTACCTAAGGTATCACCAGTAACTTGAACGCCTGGTTGGGAGGCGCCACCGCCACCGCCACTAAACCAGCTTAAAAGTTGCTGGAAAAAACCAGGATCTTGTTGTGCACGACGCTTCAGTTCTTGGGGATCCATGGGAGCACCATTATTTCCCGTGACGTTTGCGTTGGATCCACTTCCGTATCCTGTAACGTTTGCCATTATTGGAATATTTGTTATTGCTAAATTCTATCACTGCTATTTCACTGAGCAGTGTAAGAAGAATACTCAGAAGTTGTTGGAAGTTGTGGTCGATTGCCTGCAGCAATTGCGGCATTGGTAAGATTGCCTGCTGCAACACCAGCCACTGAACCACCTGCTGCTGCGGCAATGGTTCCTAGTAATTTTTTAACTGGTGAGGTACCTGGTCGATTCAAAGCAATGGACGCCTGCCGTGCAGCAAGAGTGCCTGCAGTAAAACCGCCAACCATTGGTAAGGTAACCGGGAACCCAAGCATGCGAACTTCAGGATTGCCTTGTAGGTTTTCTGTGGTTCCTTTGATAATACCAAGACCAAGCAGGCCCTTATCGTTGTACAAGTAATTCATGTAGTTACCGTAACGCTGGGGAGTAAGACTTGGAATATCTTGTTTTGCTGTTTCGTATTTTAACGGATCACCAGTACGCCCTAAAAAGAAACGTTCAAACATTTCTTGAACAGGTTGTCCGGTTTGACGCCTATCCTCTGCACCTTTTGGTGAATAAGATTGAGCGTACCCCTCAGGCCGAAACTGCTCTTCTGGATTAGTAATGTCAAATGTACCAGCAGCTGAAATGGCTGGAGCGGCAATTGCAAGTGCAGTGGCTGCACGAATTGTGGGGGAGGGAATTACCTTTTCATTAATACCTAAACCAACGCCTGCCTGCGATACAGCAAGCGGGTGGTTGTAACGCCACCAGTAGGTACGTGTACCGTCGTTAGCGGCGTCCACAACGAGACGTGAAGTATAAGCACCCAAAAACTGCGCTGGTGTGCCACGGAGGGTCACGCCCTCTGCTGCTAACGATTGTTTAAAACGTGGATCAAGAATACTTTGGCCGTAACCAAGTCCCGATCCAACAGAAGAGGCACCGGGTTTATATGCAGCATTTGCACCTCCTGCGCTGGTACCTGGGGCACTTTTTGTGTACACACCTTTTTGGCCAGCTTGAATTACATCGGCTTTACGTGCACCAAGTTTGATGTCTTCCCAGATACTTCCAAGTTGTTGCACAAGGTTTTCTTTCTTCATCACATTGCCCCCCTGGTCAGTGCATATGGATCAATGGCGCCACGGAAAAGACTTGATTCGACGCCTTGCATTTGGAACATCGTCCCAGGTGATAATGCTTCTTGGCTTCCAGGATTCATTGCTTGGCGCTGCATTAATTGTTGTTCAGCAGTTGCCGTTTGATCCATTACAACTGGTTCTGCAGATAGCTGTTGAAGTTCCTGTTGAGATAAACCTGCAATTTGACTGGAAGCAAAAATAGGTTCCACAAGCATTGGTGCTGCAATCGATGTACCAATCATCAATGCAGACTGAGGACCACTTGGTCGATATTCTTGATGGCTAACCTTGCTACCCGGTGGAGTAACGGTGTAGTATTTACCCGCAAGCTTGGGATTGATTTTACCAAGTTGCTTGGCGGCACCCGCACTTAACAGGGCATCAGCTGCGCCAACCGCAAGTCCTGCAACCGGATTGCCTGTAAACATTGCAGTGGATGCACCTGACCACAAACCGCCGAGCGCAGAATGTCCCAACAATTCTTTGCCGCCACCAGCGAGACGTTGCTGGATAACAGGGGCGTTTTTAACACCTTGCAATGCAGCCCCAATTCTTCCAGCTAATCCCAACATTTTTATACTTCTTATTTGCTTATTTTACGATCAGTTATTTAAGTGTTTTGCCGGGGGAGGTATTTGTTTCCACTGATTTTTCGTCGACAGTGTCCTCGCCTTCTTTTTCTTCCTCCTTGACCGGCATTGATTTCATGACGCCTTTACGATCAAGAAGTTGAGCAATTGACGGTTTATCCTCAACCTCGTTCTCCGCACGTTTTTCTGCCATTGCCATTAAGTATCCATTGGGATCCGGATTACGCATCCGTGGCATTGGATTCTTAGCGACCTTACTTGGATTTAATGTTGGACTAAGTTTGTATGCTTCAATCCATTGAGGATTAAAATCAGGTTGGTCCTGGGGGCGCTGCGCAGTTCTTGGTCGACCCTCTTCAAAATCGTAAGCAGTAGGACGATCAAACGTCCCTAGGCCAAACATGTCATATGCTTCGGTTACTTTACTGTTGTCATCAAAGAATGGTGTATTACCAACAAAATCAAGATCCGGGTTTAAGGTGATCTTACGCGTCATGGCGCGACGCATTAAATCCTGTTGACCAAACCTTGATGGGTTCCAGGGATACTGACCGGTCTCCGCTTCGGAGCGAAACAAGTCGTCGAAATTTAATCGTTTGGCGATTTCACCACGGCGATTAAATGGGTTTTGAATGTAACGACCTAGATCAAGCCTGTCATCTTTTGCCATCAGCCCTCAGATTTCTTCTGGTCTTTTTTCTTCTTTAATCCTACCAACGTTTGGCGAAGCCGTGCTTGCTTAACTGTTTTCTCATCGTACTTATCCGGATTGGAAAGAACATTTTCCTGGAGCTGAGCAGAAGTAATGCCTTTCTTTTTGGCTTTAGCTGTGAAGACGCCTTCCTTGATGTCAGCGCCTTGGATCCACTTTTTATCTTTCTTGTTTTTGTTAGTCATGACTTGCCAATATTTAGATATTCTAATAGAAGATCCAATCCTCGACCCTCAATGCCAAGTTGTTGAGGAGTGGCTGGATAAGTACGAACAGGGCCGCCACGGCGATACGCAGATCGCATAAGGTCATTCCTCCAATCTTCAGCACCAGGATCGATGCCATACGGTGGAATATTGGTCACTTTACCACCACGGAAGCCTTCTGCCGTAATAGGTTTAGCCATCCGTGGGTAAGCAATTTTTTGTCCTTGAGTAGTAGTTTGAATGACCGGCTGTAAACCAGCGCCCATTACTACTTGTTCTGTCCAACCGCCAATACGAGACAAACCTGGGGATTGAGTCAAGGGCCCAATAGGAGCTGGTTCCATACCCGTTACAAGCGTTTCTTGGGGAACATCACCAAGAAGGAAATCAGGGAAGAAACGAGCTTTTGCTCCGCGCCGTGTTAAGTCAATCCTGCTTCCAGGGGGAGTTCCAATATCGCGTCGTTCATTAGAAGCGGCACCTGGTGTTGGTTCGATAACCACGGTGCCGCCGGGCATATCACCAATGAACGGGCTTAAAGGAGTTAACGCACTACGCCCCGGTTGATATTGCGCATAAAGGGTACGTTTACTGGGCTCTTGGCCAGGGAGACCAAGTGTTGACTTAAGACGTAACGGAGACCTGCGCGATACTTGGGCTGATTCACCAGGATCAGGTAAAAGTTCTAATTGCCTTAATGGCGTTCTTGTTGGAGTTACAAACCTTTCCGGAGATGCAATAACTTTTGCTTGAAGACCGCCCGTCAAAGCGTCTGCCAAGAAAGCCTGGGCATTTGCTTCGACTTGAGTTGAAATTGCACGGTTTGCTCGAGTACCCGCAACGTTGTAAACAGTACCCAAGACATCGGGATTGTCTTGAGTTAAATAACGACCTGTTGGCGTTTTAATGGCGCCAGTAATGCGTGGTTGACGAATAACGCTATTTGCTTTGCTTTTGCCTGTAAAAATTACAGGTCCAGCAGCTTCGGCGGCAGCTCCTGTATAAACATCAGAAGCTCCCAGGATTGGGCCAAGGTCTTCGTCGGTGACATACCCAGTTCTAAGTTGAGTGACACTTGGAAACACTGGGAGTGGCTCAGAAGGATCAACAATCATTCCGCGCCTTAACGTTTCCATTGAACGAGCTACGTCTTGTGCAGGTCCAGGGGGAACCGTTGGGCGCAGATTACGAGCTTGCTGCAATACCTCTTGCGAGGCAGCAACAGCAACCCTGGAGCGATCCAAAGCATCTAACTGTAAAGACGTAGGTTCTGCTCTTTTGGATGCCCTAGTACGCAAAACTTCAGACGCCATTCTGGCGAGTTCTTCATCAAATGCACTACCAAAAGTTTGTTCAGGATCAACAGATTGAACAGGCAAGTTTAATTGTTGAGTTGCGCCATATTTTGTATATTTAGATGCTACAAGATTTTTGAGATATTGATTCATTGAGGCCTGCTGGCCCATTGTGATCAATTCCGTTAGGTCTTCATCGGAAGCTCTATTAAGTTCATTTGAAAGCTGTGCTTTTATTTTATATTCCGTACCTTGTTTTAACCTGGTTTTTAACCCTGTATCGGCAGAAACAAACTCACCAGCCGCATCTTGATAAACAACATCGCCAGTAACACCAGGTTTACCGCCACGCAAAGCTTTACCGCGCATGGTGGTTTCAATTGGAACAGCGCCACCTGTTAATAAGGAATCAATGTCTTCACCTAAATTTGCAGTTGATTTATCGCGTAATTCAGCACGTTGGCGAGCGTTGTCAACAAGTTGTAATTGATCGTTTAATTCTTCTCTGTAGGTCTTGTTAAATTCTGCGGCAAATTGTTCGGGTGACAATTGCTCGCGTGGCAGTTGATTCTCATTCCTGATGTCAGCAAGAATTTGTTCGGCTTGCGCTTGAAGAGTTCTTGCTTTTTCTACACGATCTCGAACTTGTGCTGCTTGAATTTTATTCTCCGCAGAGTAATCAAAATCTGTATCAATTTCTTTTGCACGTAAATATTGACGTGCTTGTTGTGCCAGAGGATCACCAATTTCTTCTTGGCTTAAAGCCCTGGGGGAAATACGGAAAGATTGTTTGTTTTGAAGATCAAGTACGTTTAATCCCCAATCTTCTGCCTGATCAACAGGAAGACCATCTGGAAGTTGTGCGGCAACTCGATTAATTGGAGCATCTGCTTCATATCCAATCATTTCAGATGGAGTTGCATTTTGAATCATGGCTTGACGGTCAGCTTCTGCCATATCCTCCAGAAGGTCTACCCTGGAAAGGTCAACATCCTCATTACGTTGAAGTTGTTGTTTTACTCGCCCTGTTTGCTGATCTTCTGCAGAGTAAACGGCATTAACTGATTGATCGGAAATTACCGCAGCAGTTGATTGTTGTTTTTCAACTTGCGTGGGAACATATCCAGATTGTTCCAGGCGTTCTTGTAGGAAGTTTTTAGGTGTAGCACGGAGTGGCTCTAAAACTTTTTCTTCTGCTGTATCACGAATTAAGTTACGGTACTCAGCTTGAGCTTTTGCCTGCATACTGCGGGCTTCTGACAGCTCTTCTGCTTTTTGTTGACGAACAAGCGACAATAACTCTGGATCTTGTGACAAACGCTCTGCTGCATTGACACCAGTAATTTCACGTTGTGCAGAAGTGATGTCTGCAAAAGAACCTGGTTGACGACTGTAGTAAGTAGACGGTAATTCAGTTGCTTGACCTTGTAAACGTGACAAATCAGTCACAATCGGTCCGGTGACTGGGCGTACGGGTGTGGCACTGACGGGTACAGCGCTTAATGACGGGGAAGGAGCACCGGTTTGTGCAACTAATGAGGCAAGGTCGGTCTGAATTACCCCAGGCATCCGCTCAGCACGGGCTTCACGGGTAATTTGCTCCATGCGACGCACTCGGTCGGCAGTGGAACCAGGGGATGGTGGTGTTTGTGACCTTGTTACCTTTGGGTTCTCCGGCATTTGTGTTGCAGCCGCACGCCGCACCGCCTCATAGTTGGGTGCGCCGGGGCGTTTAGCTTCACGCGGAGGGGCCTGCTGGGCCATACGACCCCTTAAGTAGCGTGTTCCAGCAATACCACCGGCTACAGCACCTGCCGCAAGGGCGGCTTTACCTAAAAAGTCAAGCAATCCACCTTCTTCTTGCTGCTGAGGTTGTTGATAGTACGCGTATTGCTCAGGAGTCATGTAATTAAAGGTTTATTGCCTGATTATTTGATATGTCAACATTCTATTGTTGACAAATCTAGAAAACATGGACGCTATAGTGAAACAATAACGTATTTGATTCCAGGGATGGACGCCGGTACACGCCAAAAACGGGTCGAAGCTCTTGAAGCAATTAAAGATAGGGCTCTTGGGATGGCTGAAAAGAATACTGATCCGTTTGAAGTGCGTGATTTTGTGACTTCAGCCAAAAAAGAACTGGCATATGAGTTGCCTGACGAAGAAGCATTCAAAAAAGCAATGAACGCAACCCTCGCGTACAAGCGTAAAAAGGAATCTTAGAAATATAAGGACTTTTAAATATCGGCCGGGGTCATTTGCCCCGGCTTTTTTGTCTAAAAATTTGGGATAAACCTTGTTTTACATGACACAATTGCACTTTTACTTAAAAGAGGGGCCCTATAGACCCCAAAAAGGGACTAGATTTTCCTGACGCTTCTACACCCACCCACCCGAGTGCGATCACGGGGAGAAAAAAAAGAATGTCGGCGGTGGCAGTGAGAGTAGGAGGGGGTGCGGTGGCACCAACAATCCCCTAACTACGTTATAACGATAGTGTTATACCCGCTCACTTCGTTCGCTAGTGCGACGAGCGGGCAAATATATACTGTCGTCCCTACCAACCATCAACCAACAGTAAGAACTAAGACATTCAGCTGATATAATCCCGTATCGCGCTGCGATATGCTTAGCTACACTCCCTGACTGTTTTCAGGAAGAACTGTTGTCAATACTGGGTTTTCGGGGGCTGCGCATCCGTACAACGCAGACATTCCATTGCAAACTTGAGGTCAACTTAATGCTAACCAAAGAGATTCGCCGCGTCCGCTTGTCGGGTCGCGAGTATCACGGCGTCACTTGCAACAAGCTTGCAGAGAAAGCCGCACAAGAAGCAAGGGCTAAAGGATGGCAGACCTGGACAATGTACGACCAATCAGACGTTTTGGACTGGGCTACCACGGTGGCACAGAAACCTGGAACCAACTGGTACATCATCGGTCAATGGATCGAGGATGACGAAGTTGTATACAAGGTCCAAGGCAAACGGCAGGACGTACTGAAACAGTGGCTCTGCTACACCAACGCCCTTGAACCAAACTACTGATCCGTACAAGCGGGTCCAGGGGTGCAAACCCCCTGGCAGTTATTGCCACACACTGAGTGTGGCTTCAAAGGACCATGGGACTTCGCTCTTCGCTCGGCAAAGCTGTAAGCGCTGGTTGGACTGTTTTCAACCACGAGCTTTCAACTGGGTTTGCCGAATACCAGGTCAATGCTGCCGCTGCTGCTGCTCAACGCAGAAGCAAGCACATTGACAGCTTGATCACTGGTGACTACGCACGCTCAACTTCGAGCGGTCGCAAGATCACCTTTAGCTAACCCTGGTGGGTTCCAGGGAGGTTCGATTCCTCCCTTAGTTATTGCCTTCAGCGGAGATAGGCACCGCACAACTTAATTTAGCACCATGCGTAATGCAGCCACAATCATTTGTGTCGCAGCATTGATCATTGGTGTAGGCACGCAAGTGTCAGTACACCAATTGGAGAAGGCTACTGCACAGCAATGTGCTAACCACGACTGGCCCAAGTCTGCGCACGAGGTCCACATGGCCTGGTGTGCAGCCAACAATTACCCCACTCATTAAGGAGAATACGTACGTGTATTTCATTACACTTGACGGTAAACAGTACCGTCATTATTCGTCCAACGAGTACGTCGAGGCATTGGAAGATGCCGCACAACTGGACCACATCTACAACTCACCAGAGTTAAACGATGGCGTTCAGGGTTCCCACGACATTAAACTTCTCACTCTTCCTGAGATGATGATGTCCGACGTTGAGATGGTCATCTGACCAGGCGTGATGCCGGGGCATCGAATGCCCCACTCAACAATTGCCACACACAGAGTGTGGCTTAACTTAAAGCAACATGACCGCACTTAACATCCGCAAGAACACTGCTGGTCTGCTTAAGATTGCAGCATCAGCAGTAGAGAATGCCAAAGTACCTACCAAGACACAAGCATCCAATGCACTGCATGACATTCGTTGTCGAGCAGCTGCACTTGTAATGCCTAACGACATGGCATTCGTTATCACACCTAAGACAAACATCTGACGTTTGCACTAAGGGGCTACGGCCCTTTTCTGCAGACCTCATTGTCTGCATTCAATTCACACCACTTGGATTCACATGACTCCTAAAGCTGTTGAACATCTACTCACGCAGGACGCTCGCCTGCTTGCCAGGAGAGATGCCCCTGCCATTGACCAAGAACTTGAAGCGCAGCGTCAAGCTGCACTCGAAATTTTTTTCAAATGGCAGGATCATGCCTGTCAATTTGAAGACGTCATACCATTCTGCGTGGTACTCCAACGCCAGGTAAATCTCAACCGAGATTTGCTACGTTGGGAACGCCAGAACGCAGACTGACTTCTGTACTTAACCTTCCGCACTGTATTTTACAACATGAATATCAATTGGAAAGAAGCGGAATTTCTTATGCATTGCATAGAACTATTCGCTAATGGTGACAAGGAGTTTCCTTTCACCACATACGATGGACTTGACATTTTGCTGACTACTGAACAGATCGAAGAACTGTTTCAACAGTTGCAGCAGCAGCGCCAGAACGCAGACTGACTACTGACTTCTGTACTTAACCTTCCGTTTCGGCGGTAGGTTTTCTACAGGACTCAACATCCTGTATCCCATTGTTAATTCAATTCCATGCTGAGCAACACCATCATCGGCAACATCACCTACATGGAGAAAGCTGTGCATGAGGGTCGCGAGTTCCTTGCGATCACCATGACAGTTAACGACATGTACGACGGTGCTTGCCGAGTCCGGTTCAACAACTCCAACGGGTTGTTGACTGCATACAACAACGGCACACTCATTGTTGGACACCAGCTCATCCTGAGTCAATACGACGTGCGAATCAGCAGCATTCGTACGCACTACCTGAAGGATGGACTGATGCATCAACTTAAGTACCCTGAGCTTGCACTCACTCGAGTGAGGGCTATCATCGGTGCCGCACCCAGGCCCAAGCCTGAGGTTGTGGCACCAACTGTCGAACCAACTCTTGAAGAGATTGCATTCTGATTCCTGCATCAAGGGCCTTGGGTTACCAGGGCCTTTCTTGCAGGACTCAACATCCTGCTCAACATTTACCCAACATCTTAACCACATGCCAGTCACTATTGATCACAAAGAACTTCAAGATGCACTGGAAGAGTTTGATATTCGTCCGGCAGATTACTATCTGTCGTTTGACACCAATGTTGTTTACCTCGTTTGGTGTACGACCGGCGCTAATGCCGTTCGACACGTACACAGCAACGGATGTATAGACATTGAAATCAAAGGCGTATGGCATG